GCAACGGCTCTACTGATGGTCCATTTATCTACACAGGATTCAGACCTGCTTGGATAATGGTTAAACGATATACAGCAACCGGTAATTGGCAGATGTTTGATTCTAGTAGAGATTTATATAACCCAGAAAACGGAAGACTTTACGCTAATTTAGTTGATGCTGAAAACGACCAAAATAGTGTTGATTTCGTATCTAATGGTTTTAAATTAAGAGATACATCAGGCGATAACAACTCAAGCGGTCAAAGTTACATCTACATGGCATTTGCCGAGAATCCTTTTAAAAACGCTAATGCGAGGTAAACAATGTATTACTTAGGAAGTACAGTATTAAGACTTAACTCACCATTTACGATAGGCGGTACTCAGTATCCCTCTAACTGGCTGACAGTCTCTACTGAGGCAGACAGAACATCGTTAGGGATTACATGGGTTGCTGATCCAGTCAGAGCAGACGATAGGTTCTACTGGAACGGTGACGCTACCATGCCTAAAGCCCTAGAGGATGTTGATGCTGTTGATGAGAATGGTGATCCACTATGGGTGCAAGAGCTAGACAACTCTGATCCATTGAATCCTGTGATGGTTGACACTACTGAGCGTCTAGTGACTAGAGGTTTAAAGTACACATGGATTGAACAGGTTAAAGACACAGCCGGTAAGATGCTGGCTCAGACTGACTGGATGGTAACTCGTAAGTTTGAACGTGATGTAGACATTCCTGCTGACGTAGTAACTAAACGTGCAGCTATTGTTGCTGAGTGTACTCGACTAGAAACAGCTATTACTGTAGCAGCAGATATGGATGCTTTTATTGCAGTAGTGCAAGACCAGAGGTGGTCTAATGAGTGATCCTAGATTAAAGAGAGCAGGTGTGTCAGGGTTTAACAAACCTAAGCGTACACCAAACCATCCTACTAAGTCACACGTTGTTGTGGCTAAAGAAGGTGACAAGGTTAAGACTATAAGGTTTGGTCAGCAAGGTGTGTCAGGTGCAGGTAAGTCTCCTAAGACAGCATCAGAAAAAGCTAGACGTAAATCATTTAAAGCGAGACACGCTAAGAATATATCTAAAGGTAAGATGTCAGCAGCATACTGGGCTAACAAGGAGAAGTGGTAATGGAAGATACCAATCAACAGTTAGGTAGGCTACAGGCTCAAGTAGAGTCTTTACAAAGACAGATGGAAGAACTACGCATAGATGTTAAGTGTATGTCTGATGTCGTTACTAAGTGGAAAGGTGCAGGTGCTTTACTGCTTATACTAGGTGCTTCACTAGGTTGGTTAGTAGATGCTATCGCTAGACGGTTATAAAAAATACTTGACTTTATTGTTAATATGTGGTATAATAACCATACAAGGTTGTAGTTCATTAGGACTAATTAAAGCAGCAATGCCAGGTAAATCTGGTACTAATGTTAATGCTAATGCTCAGGTAGGAAAAGAGAACACACAGCAGGTAGTAGGTCAACAAGACAACACCAAGATTGAAGGTGAGAATGTTAATGTTAGTCAAAAGGAAAACGACACCAGCATTAACACATCTAAAGTAGATAGCTTAATACAAAATAATACTAATGTACCGATGTGGTACTTATTGTTGTTGGTATTAGGGTGGTTACTTCCTAGTCCACAAGAGATATGGAATGGGTTCATCGGATCAATAGAAAGAATAATTCATGGCAAGAAACATAACAGCCGTAAAGACCAGAACTAACGACAGCGCAAAAGTTGATATGTATACTGTTCCAGCAAAAAACACTGCTGAGATACACATGATTTATATCTTAGCTACTGCTGGTAATGAGGACGCAGACTTGTACTGGTACGACAGTCACTCAACAACAGAGTATCCATTAGCTCATGCTAAAGCATTGCAAGCAACTAATGGTGAGTATTTGTTGTTAAAAGACTTACAGATAGATTTAAAAGAAAACGATGTAATTCGTGTTAAGAATAGCGGTACATCAAGCACGATTACTTACATAGTTACTATGAATTTAGCACCATCATTAGCAACACAATTTCACTCATAGATAGGAGATAGATATGCCAGGATACGGATACGGTAAACCAATGAAGAAGAAAAAGCCAGTAAAGAAAAAGAAGTAATGCCTAAGGCAAAGTCTAAAGTAAATCAGGCTGGTAACTATACTAAGCCTACGATGAGAAAGAGACTGTTTGAGCAGATTAAAGCTGGCAGTAAAGGCGGTAACGCTGGTCAGTGGTCTGCTCGTAAGGCGCAAATGTTAGCAAAGCAATACAAAGCTAAAGGAGGAGGTTATAAGTAATGCCTCTAAAGAAGTCACAGAAAAGCCTAAAGAAGTGGACTAAGCAAGAATGGAAAACTTCTGATGGTTCTCCTAGTAAAGGTAAGAAAAGATATTTACCTAAAGCAGCTTGGGATAGTTTATCTCCTTCTGAGAAAGCTGCTACCAACAAAGCTAAAGCTAAAGGTAATAAAAAAGGTAAACAGTTTGTTAAGCAGCCTAAAGCTATAGCAAAGAAAACCAAAAGGTTTAGATAATGAACTACTTAGATTTAGTTAATGACGTACTAATAAGACTTAGAGAAGATGAGGTAACTGCTACAACAGATACTCCATACGCTAAACTTATTGGTAAGTTTGTTAATGACGCTAAAAGAATGGTAGAAGATTCTTTTCAGTGGAATGTATTAACAGAAACATTAACAGTAACTACTGCTAATGATTTGTTTAACTATGTTCTTACTGGTTCTGGTCAACGGTTTAGAGTATTAGATGTTGTTCATTCTGAAGACGATGTATTTTTACAGCCTGTTACATCTAGCGTAATGACTAACTATCTTTTAAACGCATCAGTGCATAAAGGCTCACCATACTATTATAACTTTAATGGTGTTAATAATGGAGACACACAAGTAGATTTGTATCCAGTACCTGATGGTGTTTACAACATTTACTTTAACATCTTTAAACCACAGGTAGCATTAAGTGCTGGAGCAGACGAGTTACTTGTTCCTGCAGAGCCAGTAATTAAATATGCTTACGCACAGGCTGTAGCAGAACGAGGTGAAGATGGTGGACTAGCAGCACAAGAAGCTACTGCATTAGCTGATATATCTTTAGCGGATCATATAGCTATGGCAGCACATCGACAGAATGATGAATACATCTGGCATCAAGTCTAATGGCTGGTAGATTACAATCATCGACAATATCAGCACCAGGCTTTCTTGGTATTAACACACAAGAGAGTAGTGTTGATCTTGCGTCAGGCTATGCACTAGAAGCATACAATTGTGTCATAGATAAGTTTGGTCGTATTGGTGCTAGACGAGGTTGGCAGAAAGTAAACAGTTCTACTAACTCTGATCTAGTAGCAAACGACATTGAGTTTATTTATAACATACCTGAGACAGATGTAACGCTATGTGCTGGTAATGATTTAATACTTACCAGAGCTAGTGGAGCAAGTACATTAGTAACAGCAGTTAATACTACAGTATCTAATGCAGCAGGGACAGGTACAACAGCATACAGCATCACAGGTAATGATTGGATGGGTGCTAGTATTGTGTTCGGTGAAGGACCGGATGTTAGTCCTCATGCTTACTTAGCACAGGAAGGACACTTACCGTTAGTCTATCACAAACTAGGAGCTAGTCATGCACACACAGGTGCTTATGGTTTTAACTTACTTAGCGATGCTGGCTCAGTACCTACCACCTACGCTTCTGCTAGTGATTTTAAGCCTAATGTAGTTATAGGTGCATACGGTAGGACATGGTGGGCTGACATTGCTAACGATAAACAGACACTTTACTTTAGTGCGTTATTAGACGGTACTAACTTAGCAACAGGTGACTCAGGTTACTTGTCATTGATTGATGTGTTTCCTAACGGAGACGAGATAGTAGGACTAGCAGCACACAATGGTTTCTTAATTATATTTGGTAGAAGAAACATTGCTGTTTATGCTAACCCTATTGATGTTACTAGATTAGAGTTAGTAGACTTAGTAGCTAACGTAGGATGTATTGCTAGAGACAGTATTGTCAACACAGGTACGGATGTTATGTTCTTGTCTGACACAGGTGTAAGAAGTATTGCCCGTGTTATTCAGGAAAAGTCAGCACCTATTAATGACATATCGTTTAATGTTAGAGATGACTTAGTAGCATTTGTAGAATCAGAATCTAATAAAGAAAAGATTAAAGCAGCTTACTACCCTAAAGATGCTTTTTATATTTTAACACTACCAACATCTAAGTATGTATTTTGTTTTGATCTGCGAGGTAGACTACAGAATGGTGCAGCAAGGGTTACTATCTGGGATAGTATTGAACCCACCGCCCTACATGTCACTTATACAGGCGATCTTCTCATAGGTAAAGCAGGATACTTAGGTAAGTACTTTGGATTCTTAGATGACACAGCAAAGTACAGACTACGTTACTACACTAACTACTTTGACTTAGGTAGTCCAACAACTATGAAGTTCTTAAAGAAAGGTAACTTTGTAGTAGTAGGGGGTGTAGGGCAGGACGTAGCATTAAAGTATGGTTTTGATTACATTAACTCATATCGATCAATAACTAAGCAACTACGAACTGGTTCTGTTTATGAGTACAACATTGGTGAGTACGCTATTGCAGAGTTTTCTAGTGGTTTAGTTCTTGAAGAAGTGAACAGTAACTTAGGTGGTTCAGGTTCTATTATGCAATTAGGGTTTGAAGCAGATATAAATCAAAGTCCATTGTCAATACAAAAGATAGATATTTATGTTAAAGCAGGTAAAACAGTTTAGGGATTATTATGTCTGATTATACAAAAGCAACTAACTTTACATTAAAAGACGGATTAAGCAGTGGTGACGCAGGTAAGATTATTAAAGGATCAGAGATAGATGCAGAGTACACAGCTATTGCATCTGCTGTAACATCTAAAGCTGATCTAAATGGTCCTACGTTTACTGGAACACCTGCTGCACCTACAGCATCTTTTGGAACATCAAGCACACAATTAGCTACAACAGCTTTTGTTCAAGCTGGTTTAGCTGGTGCGTATCCTGTTGGTTCTATTTACATGAACGCTACTGTAGCAACTAACCCTGCTACGTTACTTGGGTTTGGTACTTGGGTAGCGTTTGGAGCAGGTAAAGTTCCTGTAGGTTTAAATGCTGCTGACTCAGACTTTGACACTGTAGAAGAAACTGGTGGTAGTAAAGATTCAATTATACCTACACACAACCATGCAGCAGGAACTCTTGTAAACGCTTCTGCTGGAGCGCACCAGCACACAACTGGAACAGGTAGATCAGCAAGTACTGCTGGTAGTACTGTAAGTTACTTTTCTGGATTACAAGGAGGAGCTTCTGGTACAGCTTTGTCAACTACAGATTCACAAGGCGCACACGTTCATACAATATCGGGTGACACAGCTAATGCAGGTGAATCAGCAACAGGTAAGAACTTACAACCGTACATCGTAGTTTATATGTGGAAGCGTACAGCTTAATTTTAAAAGGGCAAACAAATGTTAGGTAAAATAGGTGGTGGTATTATAGGAGCAGTAGGAGGTTATCTTGGAGGTAAGAAGATAGCTGACGGTTTAGGTAAACAAGGTGCGTTGATGCAAGCTGCTGGAGAAAAAGCAGCAGGTATGGCTCAGTTTAAACCTGTGGCAATGGTTGCTACTCCTTTTGGTTCTACTACTGGAACAGGTGGTTATACTGTATCTCCTGAAATACAAGCATTACAACAACAGTTATCAGGACTGTATAGTCAAAGTCTAGGACAGGCTGAACAGGCTCAAGGAATGATGCCACAGTTCCAACAAGCTGCTCAAGGTTTATTAGGTTTAGGTCAGCAATATATTTCACAGAGTCCTGAACAAGCTAGACAACAATATATGTCAGAACAGATGGCTGCCCTCCGTCCGTATGACATTGAAGAAGAACAGCGTTTAGCTTCTAGTGTGTTTGGTCGTGGACGAGGTGGACTAAGTGTTGGTGCTGGTGGACAACCAGAACTACAGGCTCTATCGGAATCAAGAAACAGACGTAACTTACAACTAGCTGCTGCTGCAGATCAAGCTGCACAACAACGTATTGGTTTTGGTGCAGGTTTATTTGGTCAAGGAGCAAAAACACTTGGTCAAGGTTATGGCATACAAGAACAAGCACTTGCTCCGACTGCTGCTTACTTAGGGTTACAAGAAGCTACAATGCAGCCAGCAAGACAACAGTACTTAGACTCACTAGAAGAAGCTAGACTACGTGCTGCTGCTGGAGCACAGGCAGGTAGCTTGTATATGGGAGGTGCTATACCTTCTGCTCAAGCTTATGGACAACAAGCTGGTGTACGTGGTGGTATGTTAGCTGGTTTAGGTCAAGGACTAGGGAGTTCTTTCTCAGGACTTTTTGGAAGTTCAGGAGGAGGAACTTCTAATTTAGCTAACTTAGGACGGATGGGTTAATTATGGCAAGTACAATAGCATCTTTGTTTGGTCCTTCTGCTGAAGAGATTGTTTACGAAAGACAGAAAGAAGAAAGAGACAGACAAGCACAACAATATCAGACTACATTGTCAGGACTACGTGACACTCCTGGAGCATCCACTGGTTACGCTCTAGGTTATCAGAGTGGTCAGGGGTTAGGTCAGGCTGTTGGTGGTTTGTTTGGTAAGTCAACGGAGCTAGAAGACCCTCGTTTAGCTAAAGCATTACAGATGAATCAAGCATTTGAAGGTATAACTGCTGCTGATTTGAGTGATCCAAACAAACTAGAATCACTAGCAGAAAAACTACAAACTCAAGGAAATACAGAAGCAGCTTTTAAATTACTTGATAGAGCAAGAACACTAAGGACTGCGATGACTCCTGATTTAAAGAGTCCTGGAACTAGGTTCCAATTAGCAGATGGTAATATAGTTACTGGAGGATATGTAGATGGCATGGCTGTAGGTGTCGATCAACAAGGTAATCGTTTTTCTTTAGGCGAAAACTATAGAGTTATTGGTGATGCTTCAGGCGCACCTAGTCCTGCAGAATTAACAAGCACAAGTGCTGCTTTAGAAAGAATAGGAGCAGATGATTGGGAGGATGATGGTTATCAAAATCAAGTTGCTAGTTTAGCAAAAACTATTCAAAATACAGACCCTAGTCAATCTTTAGGTTGGTATCAAGCTGTAGAGCAAGCTCACCTTGCAATACAACAACAAAACCAAACGGCACAAGAAGAACAAAAAGCACAAGATGCTTCTGACTTTATGATGAGTATAGGAATGCGTCCTGCTGGACAAGGAGAAACATTTGGTGTTGACGATAGAGGAATTGGTTACATTAAAAATGCTGATGGTCAAATTATTCTTAGAAGTAATAGAGTATTAACACGCTCTGAAATTAGAAATTACTTACCTGAGTATGAGGCTAGGCTAGATGCGTTAGGTGCTAACATGGGTCAAGGAACTCCTAGCTCTAAGTTAAGACCTCAAGGAAAGATTGGTGATACTTATGATTCATTTGGAGGCGTTGAATCAAGAAAACCACAAACAGGTAAACTAAGGTCTCAAGGAACTGCTACTGCTCCTAGACCACAAACAACTAAAATGAGGTAACATGGCAGCTATAAAACTACCTACATACGAAGAGTATAAGCAAAGGCTTGCTGCTAATACTCCTCTTATTAAGCCTGAAGAGATGGCTGATCCTGTAGCACAAGAAGAGCCAATAGATTATGACAGTCTTCCTAAAGTAGATTACATACCTGAAGGTGGTATAGAAATACCTAGACCAACTGCTCCTGAGATTATGTCTTATGGGTGGAATGTCAAAGGCATAACAGACTGGCAGAGTCTAGGTAAAATAGGCAGGATAAAAGGTTGGTTTAATGGAGGCATGTTTGATGGATCTGAGTACAAACAACTTGATGAATTTTATGGTGAAGATTTTAATAATTTAACTGAGTCAGAAAAAAGAGATAGAATAAATGAGGTTGACAGGTTAAATACAATTAGAAATAATTTTTCTGTTCTTGCTTACGGAGAAGATAATTCTTTATTAGCTGGTGCTTCTGGTTTTGTAGGGACGTTAGCAACACCTACTACTCTTGTTCCTGGTTTGTCATGGGCTAAGTATGGAGCAACAGGTCTTGGAGTTACCTCTGCTTTATTTGGGGGAGAGTATAACTTACTAGAACAGTACGCTAATAAAGGTAATGTTAATATGGGGGAGTTAGCAACTACAACAGCACTTGCTGGAGCAGGTGGTTTAGGTTTAGGACTAGCAGGTAAAGGCGTAATGCGTTTGTTAAACGGTGCAAAGCCTGTAGCTGTTTCTCAAAAAAGCATTGCTCAATCAGAAGCAGATCAGATACAAGATGCTATGGATGATGCTGTTATAGATGAGATACCGCCAGAAAAATTAAATGAATATGTAAAAGAAAAGACAGGGTTTTCTGATGATAAAGTAGTGAGTGCTACTGCTAATGCAGAAAGAAAGCCACAGCCTAGAAGTAAAGAAGAGATACTAGAGACTAGAGAAATTGAAAAGACAAGTATAGACGCAGATACTATCAACAGAAGTCCTACTGTTAATAGGTACGTTACTCCTATTATTGAAGGCTTTGCAAGAATAGACGAGAAGTTTAAACTAGATGGTTTATTAAAGAACAGAGTTAATCGTTACTTCTATCGTAGCTATACAAATGCTATGGATAAAATAACTCCATCACATAGTTTATTAAAAGGGTATAAGAAGATGCCCAAACAACAACAAGAATCTTTTGATAATTTACTTCTTAATCCTACCGAAGAAAACATAGCTGCTGCTGGTAAACTTCTTGATGACTATTCTCCTGTTAGTGCTAAAGAGCTACAGGATTTAATGACTAAAGTTAGACAGATGACAGACGAGTTAAAGGCTGCAGGTATAGACGTACCAGCTAATCCTAACTACATCCCTCGTATTGTTAAAGATTCAAAAGGACTTCAAAGGTTTCTTAATAAGAATCCAGAAGTTGATACTGTTGTACAGAAAGCATTAAAGCAAAGAGCGCAAGCACTTAAATTAAAAGACACTACTAAATTAAGTAATGAAGATAGAAACTTTATTATTAGTAACATACTACAAGGTAGACATGTTGGTACTAATAAAGCAGGTAAATTATATTCAAGAACAAAAAAGACTAGACCTAAAAGAGAAACATTTTTAGAGCCTCGTAAAATAAAACTAGTTAATAAAGAAATGCAAAAGTATTATGAGAATCCTTTAAATTCTACTATGCGTTATTTTATGGATGCTCATAAACTTATAGAAAAAAGAAACTTTTTCAATTACAAAAATACTAAGAACGCTACCATGAAGGGTACGGGTTTAGATTTAGAAAAATCTGCTACTAATTTTTTTAAAGATTTAGAAGATGCAAACCTAGATGATAATACTGTAACAAGACTTGAAGAAATGTTCAAAGCAATTTTTGTTGATGCTGACAGATCATTAGGTGGGGCACAGAAAGCATACAAAGACTTAGTTAATGCTTCACTGTTGGCTAATCCTTTATCAGCACTAACGCAGCTAGGTGATGTTACTTTAGGTGCTTGGAAATTAGGTGTTAAGAACGTAGCAAAAGGTTTAGTAGGCAGGGATGTAGACATTGTAAAAGATTTAAACATAGATCAAGCAATGTTAGAACATTTTTCTTCTGGTACTAGCATGACTAAATTAGTTGATGATATGCTAGAGCTTACTCAGTTTAAAAGAATGGACCGTTTAGGTAAAACATCTATTATAAATGGAGCGTGGAAAAACGTACAGAACAAAGTTAAAACTGACAAAGGAATTGCTCAGTTAAAAAAAGAATACGGTACTGCTTACGGTCCTGAGTTTAATAAATTTATATCTGATATTAAGAATGGAGAAATAACACCGCTTACAAAAGAGTATCTGTTTAATCAGTTAGCGGAGTTCCAACCTATTACTCCTGCTCAAATGCCAGAGGCATACTTAACAGCAAACAATGGTAGGCTACTATATACCTTACAAAGTTTTACTATTAAACAAGTAAATTTAATTAGAAAAAACATAGTAGAAGAAGTACAGAAAGGTAACTATAAACAAGCAGCTAAAAATTTATTAGGTTTTTCTTTATTGATACCTCCTTCAAACATGGCTATTGATTACGGTAAGGAAAGGTTATTAGGTAGAGATCCTGATTTTTCAGATGAGTTAGTTAGAAGGTACGCTAACAACGCACTTAAAGTGTTTGGTTCTTCTGAATATGCTGTTGATAGGTTACTTAAGACAGGTAAGCTAGGTGATTTTATTCAAGATACTTTCTTACCTCCTATGGAAATGTTTGACGGGTTGATTAAAACTGGTCAAGCAGCAATAGTTAATCAAGAATTTGATCCTGCTGTAACTGCACAGCTACCAATAGTAGGAAGACTCGCCCATTACTGGGTATTTGGTGGGCTAGAAGATTGGAACGAGAAACAGAAACAAAAAGATCGTAGAGAATATAACGAAAAATATGGTATCGATAAAAAGAAATATGGAATGGAAGGTTAACTATGGCTAGTGTATTCGATAAGTATCTAACTACAAACAAGTATCAGCAACAGAGAGATGCAAGTCCTGTGTTGTCTGCTATTAATCAAAGAAGGCAGCCTACATACGATGAGATACAGGAACAGGAAAGACTTAATCGTAAGGCAGGTGTTACCTTACCTAGATTTCAAGGTAGTCTTAAAGCAGGACAAGCCTTAAAAAATATAGGTGGTCTGACTTATGTAGTAGAAGATGGTGCTGCTGCTCCAACAGAAGAAACAGTATCTACTCCTAGAGGCATGAACTTATTTGAAGAAGCGCTTAGTCTTCCTGATGAACCTGCTCCACCTACATATCAAGGTGGTATGCCAGAGCGTAGACCAATGCAACCACCTGTGCGTTCTGAGCAAGGATTGTTTAATCCTCCTCAACCACAGATGCAACCACCTACAATAGATACAACCATTGATGATCTGATGTCACAGTTACAAGGCTACGGTAGACCACCTACTATGCCTGACTTTGATAAGCCTGCACAAAGAGACTTAGGTTTACCTGACTTCACTACTCCAGGATTTGCACCTCCAGGTTTAATGACTCCTCAGTTACCACAACCCAACGTACCTCAAGTAGCTATGCAGCCTAATGTTCCTGATACGCAGAGCGATACTTATACTACAACTGCTGAAGAAGCTATTATAAGAGGATCAACTAGTGACATGACAGATGAAGAGTTTGATGCGTACATTAATAATTATTACAATTCTCTTATGGGTAGATAATAGCATGGCACAAATAGTAGATCCAAATCCAATAAGATTTCTTGATGCCTTTGGTAATAAAATAGGTAGTGATGGCTTTGAAGCTGCAACAGGTATCTATGATTTTAACAAACAAGCTGACAGAACAGAGGCAGCTAATAAAGGGTTTTATAAGACAGGTGAAGCTGCTGTTGATCTAGCAAAAAGTACTTTTGATAGAGAACTTAGTCCTCAAGAAAAGTTATTAATTAAGCATGAAGGTTTTACTACTGTTCCTTATTTAGATACTGAAAGCATACCAACAATAGGCATAGGTCAGACAGGGCAGTACTTTGATCCGTTAGATATACAAACAGGATTTGAAGAAGCGGTGGCAGATAAAACTAATGCAGTAAAAGAAGAGTTTGATGATGCTTACAATTTAGCAGATGACACTAAACAAGGAGCATTACTAAGTTTAGTTTATCGAGGTGACACAAGAAATAAAAATACAGGTAACCTTTATCAGTGGGTAGGTAAGTATAAAAAGGCAGTAGATAGTGGTAAAAAAGCAGACATGAATAAAGCCTTTGAAGAGTTCTGGGATAACAAAGAATACAAAGACTTAATGGTTGATGATCCTGATGGTGGTGTCTTGACTAGGATAAGAGAAAACTCTAATATCTTATTTGGTAAGACTAAGTAATGGAACAGTTCATCATCAACTTCTGGGAGATCATATCAGGTCTTCTTATTGTAGTGTTCCTAGCAATAACTTGGAAGGCAGAAATTGGGGCGCGCATCTCAGTGTTAGAAGAGAAAGTACGCGCCCTGTTTGATCTAGTTAACAGTAAGAAAGATTAGATTTCACACACCCCTGCTGTACAAGCCAGTTGCTGTGCTCCTTCTACGTTGTCATCCTCTTCAGTAAGACTATCCCAATCAATAGTATCAGGCATCTTATGAAGCAGTTCCAAGTACTCTTCCTCGCTGCACTCTTCGTATGGTGCTTGGCGATATGTACCTCCATCATAGGGTAAGAAACTTACACCACTGATATCATCGAAGTTCTTCCAACACCAAGCCCCTACCTCTACCCACTCGTCCTCCTCCACTGAGATGGTAACTGATGGCTTGTGTTCACACCAATGCTTCTGATACATCATCCATAAGTCTAGGTGCTGAGTAGCTGTCAAGTCCTCACGCAGTAGTGCATTGTGTGGTGCTTTCTTAGGAAAGCTGAAGACAGTAGTAGACTCAGGACGCATGACACAATCTTCTGATGGTATCCCTTGCTCTGTCATGAACGATGTAAGAGGATCTTTCTTATCGCCCCTAACCCTGCGGACATAATACTTACTATGTCGAGGATGAATACCACTGGCAGAATCAACAAGCTGACTAACAGTGCCACTAGGTTTAACACAAGTGATGGCAGTAGAACAAGGAATATTGAGGTCAGTGGATAGCTGTAAGTTAGTATCAACTGATATGTCTTTGAGTCGTTCAAGAAGTGTTCTAGTCTGTTCAACAGTATCTCCTAATAGTTTGTTGTCCAGTATACCAGTCAGTGATACACCTAGTAATCTCTCTTCCTCAGTGTTGCGTTGCCATATCTTTCTAAGGTAAGGGAAGTGTGTCATAGTAGACTGATAAGTACCTAACTGTGTAGCCAGTCTGACCTTACGTTCTAGGTCATAGATACTATCACCTTCTCTGACTACTACCTCAGATAGATTACAGAACTGGTATGGTCTAAGGATAATCTCAGAGCATGGGTTAGTACCAAACTCCTGTTCAGTATCTCTACGTCCATTCTTCTTAGCCTGATTGATAGCAGCCTCTCTGTTAAAGATACCACGCTCACCACTGTGACTATGATATAAGCTAGTCCACTCATTCATGAACTGTCCTACGTCAGGCTTGGTAATATATACAGCAGAGTTGTTAGCCAATGCTCTGTGAGGATTAGCTTCCCACCATTGACCTGTCTTAGCGTGACGCATCTTGTCATCCTCTAGGTCAGACAATGAGATCATAGCTGAACGCCTAACACCACCCACTACTACTACCTCAGCTACCTTACACATGATGTCGTGGCACTCTAGGGTGTTGAGCTTACGTCCTGCTGCACCTTGAAACTTACGGATAACAAACTCAAACAACTCATTGAGTGGTGCTGGTCCACTGGCTCTACCACCAAAGGTCTTGAGTCTAGCACCTGCTGGTCTGATCTTTCTTAGATCCCACTTAGGTATCTCACCTGAGTACAGTAGTGCTATGACTTGACGTAATGCTTTAGCCCAGCCTTCTTTACTATCAGATACAACAACAGTAGAGTCAGACTTAAACATCTTCTCTGGTATCTCAGGTAGCTTGTCAACATACTTATGTTCAACACTAAAGCCTACACCAGTACCACACAGTAAGATATACATAGCCTCATCAAAGCATTTAGGATCATCAACAGGTAGATAACTACAGTTGTATCCTGCTGTGTTGTCCCTCTCAAGAGCCTTACCTGCTGTCATAATAGAACGCATGGAAGGTACTATCTCTAAGTTCTTAATGGCTTCACGAAGCTCTGAGTCTGTCTCCATAGGCATGACATACTCATGCTTAGTCTCCAGATGTTTCTTCATGAAGTCCATGTATCTATCTACTGTTTCATTCCAGTCTTCTCTACGTCCGTCTGCTTCTACAAATCTACAGTACCTAGACTTCGCTATATACTGCTGGTAAAAATCCATCATTCTATTTCCTTTATTAGTTTATCGTAGTTCTCTTCTACTACATCTTCAAATCTATCTAGTATGTCAGACGAGGTAAGGTCTAATAGCTCTACAATATCTACCTCATCCAACATATTAAGTTTCTCTATGAGTTCAGCAAGCGTCAGTGTGGTCACGTTCAGTCTCCAAGTCCTCTATCTCCATCAATACTAGAGTACAGTATCCAGAGATGTCACGCCATGAGTCATCATACAAAGGGTCACCATTAAGAATCCTAGCTAACTTGTTTGCTATTAACTCAAGAGACTCTACCATATAAGCTGGCATCAAAGGGTAATTACGAGAGTTCTTAATTACTTTCTTTATGTCCTGACTAATCTGACTAACATCTCTATATTCTCCATAAGTACCTGCTCTGGTTTGTAATACCTTTTTAATTTCCATACTGTTTCCTTAGATAATTAATCGAGACAGGCATCTCATCAAAGCTACCGTTGTCTACCTCGTTAAGCATCCAGATACCAGACCAGCTACCGTTAGTCTGAGGAGTTAGATAGTCCTCGTCATGTTGATAGAAGATACCAGCAAAGATACCAGTGATACCTTTACCATCTGCCTTCTTGCTGAAGGAGATAGCTCGGTCTTGTACGTGACCCATTATACAACTCATGTGTTTCTTTTGCAAGAGTAAACCAGGATTACTAACTGGTCTACCCATCACACCAGATGTAAAGTAATGGCTGTATGCTATGCCATTAACAATAGGTACAGAAAGAAAGTCATGAACCTCCCAGTTATATTTCTTTAGATTGAAATCACTGTAACCAATCAACCCTTCTAGTTTTCTATCTGACTCGATAGCTCTATCAATACGTTGCTCGTGATTACCAATAAGAAATATCTTCTTAGGTTTCCATACCTTCTTCTTATTGACACGCTGCCTCTTCTGCTCCTCGATGATAGGCTTCATGAATACATCCATAGCTTTGTTACCAGCTTCGATGTCATCATTGTATGTCCTACCCTCGAATGCTTTCTTACCTACGTCATAGACACTGAGACTTGGCATGTCCCAGTGATCTCCTAAATGAACTATAACATCAGGCTTAGTCTTGACAGCGTACTCACCTGCCCATTCTAAATGCTCGAATGAGTTATTAGGTTTGCATTGTGTATCAGGGATTACTAAGTGTCTCATGTTGACCTTTCTAACAACTGTAAATAATAGACCGCATCTATAACAACCAATGGGTCTGACTTGTTTTGTTTAACAACAACTACTGGTTCTCTACCTTCAGGGCAATTGTCTTTTGCTTGTGAATAGAAAGCATAGACAGCCATAGATTCTCTTGACTTACACTCAACAGATATCTTTAGCTTATCACCTGCCAACTGAGAGAACAGGATGTCCTCACCGCCAGCACCCATACTTGTAGACCTTACATCGTCTTGGGAAAAGGGAAAGAGTTCGAGGATCTGATCTCGGAACCATTGCTGTAGCTTTCTTCCTTTGGCTTTTGCACTTTGGGTTTTGATGGTTTTCTCCTTAAATCTAAGAACTTATCTAGTCTCACTTTCTTAATACTCTTAATCCACTGCTTCGGTATGTGTATCCTAGAGTTAGACTGATCGTGAGAGATTGCAGCAGCAAGACAGACAGCATCGTCAGTCTCATCTACTAAGAAACCTATGCTTAGTACAGGATGTACATCAGCTTTAGAGTTATCTTCCCATCCTGCATCAGCAACAGCATCAACCCATTGGACATAACCTATTGTGAATTGCTTGGCGGTTTCCACAACTGCTTCTCTTGTCTTCTTATCCATAGCAACCTCGCACGTTCAGTTAGTTTATCAATGTCATTGTCGTAAGCAGACAGCACCTCGTCAAATAATTGTTGCTCACCTTCACAGTCTTTAAGTATCTTCTCTGCTTTCTTAGGTCCAATACCTCTTAATCCTGGAATGTTATCAACACGATCACCAGTTAGTATCTGCATATAAAAGTTTCTTATGGCATCTTCTTCCTTTACATAATATAAATCTTGTTTAACAAAGTTGTAGTGCCAGCCACGTAACATGTCTAAGTCTTTATCAATAGACATGACACATGACTGGTCTTCGGGTAACTCGTAGACAGCAATACCTATAGCATCATCTGCCTCTTGACCTTGAATTAATTCAAAGCCCCACTTGCTAACCAAGTATTCTCTAAGGGTGTCGTAGTGTACTGGTTTTCTGTTGTTAACTCTATTACCCTTGTAGTCTTGCTCAGTAGCAATCTTATCTCGGTAGTTTCCTTTACCTGTGATGTAGCCAGAGTAGGACTCGACACCTTGAACACTTAATAAGTTATCAATGAAGTGTCCCATCCTAGAGATAGCATACTTCTCTTCCTCTGGATCATCAACAGAGAATCCCACACGATAGACGAGGATGTCCCCATCAATGAGGGCTTTGACATCCTGCATTGACGGGGTACTCATTACAACGCTTCTTCTAAACTATCATCAAGAGCAGACTCGTCAGCATCGTATACAATCAAGTCAGTAATGACTAGCTTGTTGATACCTGCGGATACACCTGCCTTACCTTTGAACTGGTAAGCATAGGGCTTGATCCACGCTACTCCTTTTGATCCATTACCTACCTTTCCTGATACGCCTGAACCATCTGGCATCTCAGTCTTGATAGGAAACTTCTTAGATTTAGCTACAATATAGAAGCCTTTATCTTCCTTACGCTTCACCTCGATACCTTGATCCTCTAGTGCAGAGACTGCACCATCAGATAGGTTACACAAATCAACCTGATACTTCTCAGACATCTGGTTAGGTGTGTCAAGGAAAGCCCACATGATATCAGCTTTTACCTTTATTGCTTTTAAGTCTTGCATTTTACTTCTCCTTAGTGTGTTGTTGCCCAATTAGTACCTATCTTATACTCACCATCGAGTGGACAACGTAGCCCTAGTGTGAGTCCTGCTTCCTGAATTGCCTGAACGCCAGCTTGACCTACAGATTCAGCAAGTTTTTCATTCGTTTCTATCTGCCATTCATCATGAACATTAGCTACAAATGAAGCATCCATTATAACACGATTTAGTTTAGAATGCAACAATACTAATGCTTGTTTCATTACTACTGCACCTGCTCCTTGTAGTAATACATTCAAGGCAGCGTGTGCTGATCGAACCATGAGCCTACGACCATCAAGACTAGGTAGCCAACCACGTTTAGCTAGTCTATCTACCTTCTGTCTCAGTGTCTTGAGTGCTGGTGTGTTGGCAAGGAAGCTATCGATTAACTTCTTACCTTCACGTTCACCACCACCTACGATAGCACCTATCTTAGCTGGACCTGCACCATAAAGAAAAGCATATATAAAAGTCTTGGCTTGATCCCTGTTAGTAAGACCTGCTGCTTTCATGTTCTTAGTATGAATGTCACCACTCAGTATCTCGTTGGTGTACTCCTCGTCACGCATGTAGTGTGCAAGCATACGTAACTCAAGACCACTAGCGTCTATACCTACCAGTACATTACCATCCTCTACTGTCCAACACTCACGACACTCCTTACCAAACGGATTACCTACACGAGGAACCTGTGCAAGATTAGGTTTAGAATGAGTCATCCTACCTGTCACTGCTCCGTTGGTGATGATCTTACAGTGAACCCTGTCGGAGTTATCAGCATGGTCAATCCATGATTCAACTTGAGCCACCCGTTTCTGAACGAGTAAGTATTCTGCAATGAGTTTAGCTTCAGGTAAGTCAATAGTTTGTAATACTTTCTCATCAACGATCACCGATCCTTTCTCTGTGTGCTTAGTTGGTTGCCAACCCAGAGTCATCAAGCGTTCTGCTATCTGCTTACGTGATCCAGGATTGAACACTTCTACTTTGTCCTTGAGTCTGTTGCCTGTCTTCTCGCTATACCTACGTGTTACAATAGGTCTGAAAACTTCTTGTAGTTCTTCCTCAATTTCGTGTAGTCTTTTCCTCCAACCTGCCAAAAGGAATAACGCTTTCTTAACATCGAGCTTGAATCCTTTCTCTTCCTGTTGCTTAACAATAAGAGCGACTTGATGTTCGAGATCCAATGAGTTACCCCATACCAATAGATCATTGCTAAGACGCTTATGTAGTGTCTCGGTAACGGAAACATCTTGTTTACAATAGCTGACCATCTCTTCTGTAAGCCCACCATCAAAGTCTTTGAAGTCATCCTTGTAGTTTCCTAGTCTGTGACCCCAAGCTCTGAGTGAATGTCCTCCCTCGATGATTGGGTTCAGTAGTCTTGACATGACTAGCGTGTCTGATATTTTGTGATGAGTTGTATCGATACCCCATACCTTTTGTAGCACAGGCTGATCGAACCCTATGATATTGTGTCCTATCAATGTGCTTCTTTCTGTTAGGTATTCTGCTAATTGATCTTTCTCTTCCCATACTCTTACCTCCTTAGTTGATAAGTCTTTAGTAACAGCACACCAGATATGAGTGGCTGTGCTGTTAGTCTCAATGTCTATGATGATTGACCTCATAGTACGTCTTCCTCTTCGTCTTTACGTTCAATCATTCTACCAGAATCCAAGTCATAAAGCAAGCGACACGCTGGTCCAGTGAGTCCAGAGAATCTGTTCTTGAGTACACGTACATGAGTGGTGTGTCTCTCAAGTGGATCATCATCCTGACCATTACGTTCCAGTCCAATCACTAGGTCTGATAGCTGTGCAATAGAACCAGAGCCACGTAATTGTGACAAAGATGTGGCAGCGCCTTCCTCATGTCCCTTACCATCAGGTCTTTTGAGATGTGACACAACGAACAACGAGATACCACACTCAGCCACGAGCATACGTAGCTTAGTCATGATCTCATCGATAGACTTACGCTCATCACCTGACCCCTGTGCTGACACGACTATGGACACGTGATCCAAGAACACGAAACGACAACCTAATCCTTTAGCCAAGTAACGAACTCGACTCAGTATGTTATCGATACTCGTTGATCCGAAGTGATCGAACAAGAACATACGACCTGTGCCTAGCGTAGCATCAAACGACTGACGCAACTCATCAGTGGTGTACTCTACATCAGGTAGGTGCAACGGCTTGTTAGCATGGAGTGACATGATAGAACGTGCTGTCTTGTTGGTTGATTCCTCTAAGAACATCAGCCCTATGTTATCGTCTGTGTTCTTCAGAACATGCCACACTAACTCACGTACAAACTGTGACTTACCTAGTCCTGACCCTGCTGTGATAGTCACAAGCTCCTCACGTATACCATACGACAGCTTGTTGAGTCCTCTGAATGGGTAGTCAACAATGCTCTTCTCGACAGGCTTAGACACCTCATCCCACAAGGTAGAGCCATCGATGATACCATCCGGTACATAGCGTTCGGACTGCCACCACTTCTCAAAGAATAACTTCTCATCTCCTCGGCTCAAGTAATCGCAACCATCCTTGAACTCAGACGTAGACTTGAACACCTTGATCTTAGAACCAAAGACTTCAGCTATCTGCTTAGACGCTTCGTGTCCTTGATCGTCATTGTCCATGAACACAACGATGGAATCAAAACTATCAAGCCACTCATAGTTCTTACGGATGTCAGCACCTGCTGATCCTGCTCCGTTCCTGATTGATACAACAGGGTACTTACTGCCTAGCATCTGGTAACAGGCGAGGGCATCCATCTCACCTTCTACTATGGTTACATACTTACCGCCCTTGTTAAACAAATGCTGACCAAACAAGCCACCCTCCCTCCAATCACCTACGGTAGAGAACTTCTTGTCTACAATGCCACGCTTCTTGTACGCTACTACATCGTTGTCATTGTGATACGGAAACCAGTAGCTGTTACTGTCTTGCACAACGCCATACTTCTCGCACGTTGCTTTGGTTATGCCTCGATCAACGATAGTCTTAGAGACTGCATCGTCATCTGGTTCTGCCATCTTAGTAGAATGGAGTGTCATCTTGTTCCTTTGTGTTTGATTATTGCCACCCGTCCAGTGCCTTGTCTTACACGAGAAGCAATAGGTAGAGTTCTCGTAGTAAGTCAAAGCATCTGAAGAGCCACAGTCATTACATGGTTGATGTGTTTTTATTTTATTCATAATAAATAATAATAAGTAATAATTAATTGATAACTAAGTTAAATATTTTAGCATGGATTTACTGATCCGGTACAATTTTATATCCACGCATGTTGAATGCACGTTGTAGCACCTCGATCTGTCTATCGATAGGGTAGTCGTTACCGTTGATTGAGTTGTACAAGTCAGACAGCAACCCCTCCTGATAAGACTCCTCTTGCCACGCCTCCTCTTGTGCTACTGTCATCTCGTACTCGTGTCCATCTTGATCGTAGTATTCGTCATCCATTTGTTTCTCCTTTAGTTAGTGATCGTCTACGCTGATACCACCGTAGAGTACTCCGCTTATATTGTCAAGGTCTAAGTCCTCTGGGTAGTCCTCGTACTCGTGCATCAATGAGGTGTTACCGTAGCTGTGTACGCCTGTGTCCTTAGCACAACTGACGCACATGTCTAGGAACTCCTTAGTTTCTGCTGACTTCATGCTTGCCTCATACTCAGAGAGCACAGCATCACAAGATTTACATCGCATAAAACTCCTCCGTATCTATGTAACCTTCAATGTATTCCTTAATCAACTCAACCTCAGATAGAGTATGGATCACCCCATCCTCTACCATGCGAGGGTTGAGCTTACGGTTAAAGAATGAATCCTCTTGTCCACATTGGAACGGTGTCATGTCTTTCATGTTAACTCCTCTAAAAATGAATTATATTTTTTCCTATTCTCAATAGGGTCTAACAGTTGTAGATTAGATAAAGTATGTAGACCACATACTACTTTAGAATTCAATGGAATAACATGGTCAACCACTAACCCCAACTCTTTAGCCTTTCGATACAGCTTTTTAATTTCGTCCTTCTCTGACTCATACCAAGACGGTCTAGCTCGCATCTTAGTCTGCCTTCGTCTCTCACGACGCACCCTAGACTTGTCCTTGTTATTATAATAGTACTCCCGACTGTAAGCTCTAGCCTTTTCCTTGTTAGCTTCGTGCCATAGTCGATGAGCTTCTTTCTTTCGTGCCTTGTTCTTTTCATACCACAGCTTGTCCCTTAAACGCTTGCGTTCTTTCTTCTCCTCCTCTGTAAGTTTTTCACCCATTATACTATCCCTCTAGGTGGTGCGTCTTTCTCGTCTGGTCTGCCTTGTAACTCTTCAACGTGGTTTCTGACATCAACACATTTCCACTCGAAGAAGTCATCAAGCGGAGCCTCTTCTGCTATCAGCAAAGCCTCGTCATGACACTCAGCTTGTACCTCCTTCATGTACTCGACATTAACATATAACTTATAACTATTCATTCCAATACTCCTCATCGTTGGTGTCAAAAACTAAACAGATTTGTCCCTCGATACCGCACTCAACCTCATCGAAATACAAACCAACTGATTCAAGTTTACGTTTCAATTCCTCTACGCTTATCGGTTTGGTTTCTCTCATTTCAAACTTCATCATACAACCTCCTTGTTAGGTCTGAATAAATAAATCTCCAACGCACGATCAACACGATACGTATTGTACATAGTACAGAGTTGGCTCTCAGTTGTAAAGTAAAAACCTCCTCTCTTTTTCTTGTGCTTGTCCATCAATTTCCTTCTTCGGTTCTGCCTCTGTCTTTCAGATAACATAATACACACCCCATATCATCCATAATAATACACCCACATGAATACCTGCGAGCACCAATAGAAATAATAACATTAATAAATCATCCTTCATAGTCTACCCCTATATCTCATACACTTATTGTTGAACACTGACTGCCTTGTTCCATAGGATAGAGGCAAGCTCCGACACAGGTATAACCTCCATACCTATCTCGTTGCGTAGCACCTCCTCCTCTGTCATGCCCTCTGTAAGGTCGTCATAAGCCTCACACGCCCTTACCTCCTCCTCGTAGAGGGTACCCCTATGCCCGACCCATACAACGTAGCCACCGGCTTCCTCGGTAGCCTCATTGAATATCGCATCTCCGTAATCATAATCGTAACTCATAACTCTATCTCCTTTGATACAATGGTTGTCTCATCTACACACATGATGTGTCCATGCTCCATCACTAGCTCTTCGATGTCTCGCCAGTATCGCATCGCCTCATGCTCATCTTGAAACGTAATGATAGGCTCTCCGTTCTTGGTTCTAATGCTATAAGATTTCCTGCTCTCTGTGTATGTCATTACTTACTTACTCCTTAGACGTTGGGGATTCAGTTTATCAGCTTCAATTAACCCATCAAGAAAAGTTAACATTTCTTGTCCGCTAACCCTGTGATAGATATCTTTTGAATTTAAGGTTAACTGCCATCCTCGTTGATAATAATTCATTTCATAGTCCAGTTCTAACTCCTTGTTGGAGTCAAAGTTTAACAGCCAGTTAACCTCATTTAATTTTTTAAGTAGCTTTTGTTTCATCGTGTTACCTCCAAGTTGGTTGTTTGATGTTGATAGTGTATCCTAACTGCTCGGCTATTGCCAGCGTCTCAGGCGTGAGCGTTGTCTTGTTGGTGAGTTGGGCGAACAACTCCGCCCTCTCACATGCCGGATAATACAGCGTCCGCCCGTATACATCCTTTGCTTCGATTGTGATTTCCATTTTTATTTCTCCTCTAAAAGTTGAGTCAAGTAATTGATTTCTTTTTGTTGTTCTCTCTTACTTCTTGCATTAGGTGAATAAAAATCTTTCATTGTCTGATGGTATTTTATTCTGCGTTCAATTATATATCTAGGTGAATCAGGTGTAATTAGGTTGTGCCTCATTTTATTCTCCTTTATCCTACTAATCTATTAATGAATTCTTGACAGACCTTGTACCCTACATCCTTACCGCCTAGATATTGGTTGATATGGCGTGTCGTGGTGGGTGAGTAGTGATCCATAGTTCGGAATGCTCCGTCATCATCCCAACCTGCGACAGGTGTTTCATAGCTAAATAAAACCCTTGTACCATTCTCAAGGGTTAACTCTGTCATGTTGCTTTTGATTTGCTTAAGTTTAATCATTTTTTATTTTCTCCTTTATGCTTCGTCAGTTTGAGTGATGTTGAATACTGTGAAATATTTGGGAACTTGTGCCATCTTTAACTCCCCCGTCTTCTTGCTTCTCTTCTTGATTGAGACTACTCGCATGAGTCCAATTCCTTTTTCCCCTTTCCTTACCTGCCTCCCCACTTCCTGCGCTTGCCGATAGGTTAAAAAGTGAGGGTCGTCGTATCCACTCATCGATAGAGCTACAAAGTTTTTTCCTGTATATGGTTGTTTAGTAACAAAATTAATCATTTTTTAGTTCTCCTTTTTGGTTATTAGATATGCTTCATCTACTATAAATTGTGGTGCTTTGCCTCTATACTTCTTGTCAATCCAATCATTGTATACCCCATCAACTAGGCACGCAACGTGATGAATTGAGCCGTGAAAGCTAACAAAATATGTACCCTTGTTGTACTTCTTGGCGAATTGGTTAGCGTTTAAGCCCGTCATTCTAACTATGCCGTTACGCATAACCCGCAAAACGCCCGTATGCATACGTTTAGCTTCATATCCAAAAGCGTTTAAAGCCCTTTCTTGCACGGCTCGCATTGTCCCTTTTCTAAACGTGCGTCCGTGCTTTTCTAACTTACGTTGACAACGTTTGAATGAATAGCCTGTAACGGTAGCTAGTGCGTTGACTGCACAGAAACTAATATCGCCTAGCTTATCACCTGCTTTTCTAAGAGTTAAATAATCTTGCATTGTAAGACCTCCTTTTGTTAATGCGTTCAACGCTCTATTATCTAAAACGCTGAAGGCATTAGCCTCACACTTTAACGAATTTCTAAGGGCTTTCAGTCTCTCAAGCGTTCGCGCCCCTTTGTTATCGTGCAAGGCTGGTATGCCTTACTTGTGTTAATCTGGACTTCAGTGTTTCCACCTACTAACCTGTCAACCTACTTAGCGCATTACCTATGGCTACGCTTTCAGCCGATCCTTTGCCAGTCCCTAGTCTTTCACAGTTGATTCACTTGGGGTTCGAGTGCCTTTCGGCTCCGGCTCAAGCTCACCGTAGGTGGCTATCGTGCTACTCTTACCCCTTGCTACTACCAGTGCTACTGCGACTTGGTATGGTTCCCATTGTGAACGCATCCGACGGTGGTGTCAAGCTTTTTTTAAATTATTTTATTCCCGAATTTACCTACAGAAAATCATTAGATGAGCCTACGTAAAATCATTAGGCGGGTTATACCTTATATATATACGGGCGAGATATGATATGTTATAACATAACAATGATACAGTATCACAAAAGATAGGCTAAGTCATTGATTTTAAAGGCTTTTGACGATCGGGTCATGGGGTAGGCTACCCCCTACCGAAACGCCCAAAGCCCGTAGAGGGGCTGTGAGAGCCTCTCAGAGGGTATCGCCTAATGATATGTTATAACATCACATCCACGAACAGGCTAGATGAGAATGATTCTCATTAGCATTTATAAATGATACGTTATAACATAACATCCCCACCCCCTCGATCTTTTTTAAATGATACGATATAACATAACATGAGGGTACATAGCCGATACACACACAAAGGCTAATGAGACTCACTCAACTATGTAAATGCTAATGCAAATGAGAATGATTCGTGTTTAGATTCTCACTAGGCTCGGATGACAGGGGGGGAGGGCTACGCAGACTAGCTAGTTAGGGGGGGTAGCTA